AAATCTATGGTTGCGGGGCTGTTGAGGCTTTAAGCAGGGAGATTGACGCGGATCTCAACGCTCAAAAACTGGCCTCAGATGCAAGTGCAAAAGGCCGGCCTGATATTCTACTCTACCCAAAAGAAGACGGGGATATTTGGCCATCTGAAACACGGCGACAAATAGCGGATCAATATGGCGGTTTAGCAAAACAGGGCGGGGCTCTTGTTTTGAGCGGTCAAGTAGAAGTTAGAGAATTACAGCTGTCTCCTCGAGAAATGGAGTTCGAAGCATCGCGAAGAATGGCCAGAGAGTCAATATCTGCGGTTTTGGGCGTTCCGCCTACCGTGCTTGGACTCCCTGCTGCAAACTATGCCACAAGCCGACAACAGGCGATCAACTACTGGACCAACCAGATCAAAAAAGGAAAGCAACTAGGCGAGCTTTTAACACAGATCGCTCAACGCTTTAACGCTGATTACAGAATAGAACACGACTACAGCGGGGTTGAGGCTTTGCAAAGCGTGAGAACAGAGCAGTTAAACAGGGTACAATTGCACATCTTAAACGGCATAGATCCACAAGCGGCCTATGCCTCAGAAGGTTTGGAGTTTCCCACAGTCCAACAAGATCCCGCCGATATCGGACAGGAGGAAGATGAGAATGTGAGAATGTTAAGCGCCATTTTTAAAACAGAAACAGTCAAGGCTTACGATTCAGAGTTTGCCGATCTGCCCGTGTCAACAAAGCCAGGAAACCCACAGCAGCAAAATTATGATGATGTAAGATTGGCGATTTTGGGATCTCCGCCAAATTGGGAACGCTACAAAGCATCTCACGCTTTACACAATCCGAATCAGGATCAGATGTTAGAAGGCTATCTTTTATTGATTGCGAGGAGAGAAGATCCAGAAGATCCGACAAGCGCAATTTCTGATCGCGGTCCTTTGGTTGTTTATCAGGACCTGTTAGATCGGGCTGTTGGTTTGCTCAATGGTTCAGAGGGAAGACTAACCATAACCGAAGAAGAAAGAGAGCGAGCTTATCGTGTGATCTCTAGATACTACGACAAGATCGGACAGGACGCGCCGGCATTGTCGCCCGTATATCTAGACTTTGAGGCTCAAAAAAAAACTTTAGGTCTGATCAAAGATCTCAAATGTGGCTAGACTGGATCGAGAAGTCACAGAAGCAAGCTGAGGACGGGATAAGACGGCGCGTAAATGGCTATTTTAGAGGCGCTAGGCGTCGATTTGTTAGGCTTGTTGAGGAGAACACACAACAAGGCCTTCTTGATGTTGTTAGGGCGCAAAAAGAAGAAGAACTGAGGCTTTTGAAGCAAGGATATCAAGGTGAATTTGTTAAATGGTTTATGTTGACGGGTTCCTCAGAGCTTGATCGGGTCTTTAGGATTGCGGATGTGGCTAGACCGCTTGATCTTGTGTTTGGTCGTCGAGATCTGGCCGTTCAACTTTCAGACAGGGCAGCGCAACAAATGACAGACACCACGATCAACAGTGTAGAGTCAATCATTCAAAGGGGTCTTATTGCGGGCGCAAGTGTGCCACAAATAGCAAGCAATCTATCAAACTCCTTAGCATTCTCACAGGATCGCTCTTTGAGGATAGCAAGAACAGAAAGCACAAAAGCAGTCAACGCAGCAACAGATCAAGCCTATCGTCAAGCAGCCACAGCGGGGATCGATATTCAGAAACAATGGTTAAGCTCAAGAGATGCAAAAGTGAGAGAAGCACATCAAGCGCTTGACGGTGTTGTTGTGGGAGTCAATGAGGAGTTTGAAAGCGAAGGTTACACAAGTCCATCACCGGCGAACTTTGGCGATCCTTCTCTTGATGTGAATTGTCGGTGTACCATTGTACCCGTGATCGACGGTAAGACAGATCTGTAACAGAACGATCAAAGCGGGTCTAACCTTCCATAGCCCGCCCGATCGCCTGTAAACACTTACAGTTCTCTTAACTCTAGAATCCTGATGTTGTCTATACAGCCCAAATTATCAGAGATAAATTCTAATGCTTTGAGGCTATAAGGGATCACTTCTTCGACATAGCTTTGGTAGGTTATGACGATCAGTTTTGTTGGTGTCGGTGCTGGTGTCGGCGTCTGATCGGCCTCATCGCTGAGTCTTTCATATAGATCATTGAGATGCTCAAAAGCGTTATTCAGTTCAGGATATTTGTTTGATTGGTAGGCTGTGTCTGCTTCTTGCATAAATGTGCTTAGTGCTTGATATAGGTTGTTCATGGTGTTCTCCTGGTGTTGTTGGTGTTGTTTATTTTGAAGTTCTAACTTTTCTGATCTGATATTCTGGTCTGTCATATTCTCCATGCTCCAAAAAATATTGACCTTCTGCTGTCCATGTAGATCCTTTGTGGTTGTTTCTTATGCCAAGATCACACAAATATTTCTCAGCGTCTTTTTTGCTATCAAATGTGATTAACTCTTGATTGTCATTACAGACGGGTTGATCTTTCGGTGCGTTGAATGTGCCTTTGTAATAAAAGAATCTTGTCAAGATGTAGTATTTGTTGTTCATGGTGTTCTCCTGGTGTTGTTGGGTGTGGCCCTTTCGGGCCGGTTGTTTGTTATGCTGCTTCTTCTGTTGCTTGGATTTCTTTAACTTGATCGATGTTGAATACTGTAAATCCGCGAGGAACTTTTTTAGGCTCTCCGGTTTTCTTGTCGTCGATAGATACAATCTTTGTGAGCCTTACGCCTTTCTGTCCTTTCTGAACTTGGAAACCCGCGTTCTTCCATTGCTTATAAGTCGCCCATCTTTGATCGGTGAATGGAGTATCAAGCAATAAAAAGATGTTTCCGCCTGTGTATTCTTTTTCAGTAGTGTAGTTTGTTGGTTTCATGTTGTTTCCTGTTGTTTGGTGTTGATATTGATAGTTTAAACTATCAATTTATAGATTGCAAGTTTATATATAAAAAAACTTAAAAATAGATCGATTCTTGTAATATTTAGAAATCTGTAGTATATAGGAGTGAGGATCGTATGAAAAAAGTACACTACATAGTCAAGAGACAAGAGCAAACAGCCGACGCGGGGCCGTCTAAGGTTTCGTTTGTTGCCTCAACCGCTACCCCTGATCGCTATGGTGACATCATAGATCAAAAGGGCTGGTCTTTAGATGCGTACAACAACAACCCGATCGTATTGCTGAACCACGATAGCTCACAGCTCCCAATTGGGCGCGGGCAAGTCGAGATCAAGAATGATCAGCTTGTTATAGATGTTGAATTTGACATGGACGATCCGCGCGCTGCTGAGGTAGCAAGGAAGACACAGAAGGGCTTTATGAATGCGGTTTCTGTAGGCTTTCAACCTTTACAGAGTGCCTTAAGGGCAGAGTTACCCAAAGATAGCCCCTATTACGGCAAGAACGGCCAGTTTTTTAAGACTGCTGAATTGCTCGAAGTTTCGATCGTCACAATACCCGCAAATGGTGAGGCCACAATGATCACACAAAAAGAATTCAATGAATTTAAAAGCTCAATGTTACACGAGATCCGCAACATGATCCGATCTGAGCTTTTGACACTTCCAGAGATGCGCATCAAGCATATTCTAGAGATCAGCGAGGAGGACGACAAGATCGTGATCTCCTTCGCAAAAGCAGATCGAGAAATGGAAGAAATGGAAGAAGAAGCGCTTGATCGTCGAAAAGATGAAGATGAGGACGAAGAAAAGAAGAAAGATGACGACGAAGAAGAATCAACAGAAGATATGCCAAAGTCTTACCACGATGACGACGAAGACAGCGAAGACGACGACAAGAGAAAAAATTTTGAAACTGATATTGATAAAATCGCTGAGCTATTTGCTCAGGTCATATAAAACCATAAGGAGGGCATAACATGTCTAACCAAAAGATAGAAGAAGCTAAAAGGCTTGTTTCGGGTCTGGTCAAGCATCAGCGAGAATCAGACGATAGAATGAATAACTTTGAGCAACAGGTCAAAGACCTTAAGCGCGCTCAGCAGCTGATGGCGGAAAGTCAAGAGCGAACTGTAACCCCTGAAATTTCAGGCGGTGATTTTGCACTTAAGCAGTTTATGAGCGAAGACGGTGTACGCTGGACAAACGGAACCTCTAGAAAAGAGATCTCTGGACGTGGGCGCGTTACTGTTGAAGAAAAAGGCTTGCTTGATGCGGATACTTTCGCAAATGAATGGCATGCCGATCTTTGCAAGATGGTACAAGAGCGATCATTAGTTCGTGGGATTATGCGAGACGCGTCAACTCCCAAAGCAGACATGAAGCTTTACAATCATCTTCAAAAGGCTCCTGGATTCATGAAGCCTGCTGTTGAGAAAATTTTTAGTGACTCCGCAGGTGTCGGAAGCGAGTGGATCCCCGACGAATTTTCGACGCAATTATACCAAACTTTTTCTATTCCGCGCGGGCTTCGCTCTTTGTTTGCTGATGTACAGATGGATCGCGAGACTTTGATCGTGCCCAAGTTGAGTCGCGGGGGACGTCCTTATATCAAGGGGGCGGCTACTGACGATCTCGCTTCTTATACTGCTTCGACTATTGAGACAGCACAGAAGACCATTAGAGCTAAAGGTCTTGCGGTATTGATGAACATTGACGATGCAGCGGGCGAAGACTCAGCATTTGCAATCATACCCGCTATGACTCGACAGGTAGCTCAGGATCTTGAAGATGCTTATGAGGACTGTATGATCAACGGTGACACAGCCGCTACTCATCAGGACACAATCGCCTCATGGAATATTCGCGAGCGCTGGGGCGCTTCAGGGCTTGGAACATCCAGCGATCATAGACGCACCTTCTTAGGGCTGCGGGCTGCTGCTTTGGACAAGTCAACAGGCGACAACAGCGCTTTTAACTTTGCCAACTTTCTAGCTGTATCGTCTAAGATGGGCGAGCTTGCAATGGGTAACAAAATCATCATTGCATCACCCGAAGCTGTCCTTGCTAACTTCCTTGATCTTACTGAGGTAGCTACATTGGATAAATTCGGGCCTCAAGCCACTGTATTGAGCGGACAGATCGCATCATTGGCAGGTATGCCGATCATCATGAGCCGATTCATGGGCGCTGATATGAACACCAACGGGCTCTTTGACAATGTAACAAAGACAAAGACCGGTTATCTGATCGTCAATCGTGACAGCTATTACAACTATGTAAGACGCAGAATCACCATTGAGACTGATAAAGACATCAAGAGCGGTGTTATTCAGGTTGTAGCGACTATGAGAGGAACCTTTGACTCTCCTGATGCAGCAGCAACAAAGAACGTAGCTTATCATTACAATATAGCGATATAGGAGTATAAAATGTACGTACAATTATCTATGGAAAAGCATCTATCGGACACACAGACCTCTTATATTGTGGCCCCCGTTCCTTTGCTGATCTCAGACCTTAAATTTGTTTCAACCGCTGCCGGCGCTGACAACAGTAACAATTACGCTTTTGTTATTTCTGTTGGTGGTTCAACAATTGCTTCACGTCAAAACAATGTTGCCGGCGGTGCTTTTGTTGCTGATGCTGTTGAGACTTTGACTTTGTCAAATCAAGATAAGCTTCTTCTTGATGCCGGCGATGTGATCAAGTGTGTTGCAACAAAGACAGGGACGCTTTCAATTTCTTGTCGTCTTGATTTTGTTTGTGAACTTGCACGAGATTATAGCTAGGTTTTAAAGATGGCCCTTGTATCTGCTGCGACACTTAGACAGTATCTTCCAGAGATACAAGGTTCAGATCTAGACTCTGATCTTAATGGCCTCATCAGCCGAGTTGAAACCGCTATAGCTCGCTATCTTGGTTTCACCTTGCCTGATGGGGCCACATCTTTAACTTTAGACCAGTCCACCTATAGCCTGCATATAGATGGGCCTATGTTCTCCATGCCTACCGTTCTACAGATCCCGATCAAACCTGTTGTTTCCGTCTCCTCGTTACACAGTGATCCGGATCTAGAGTACTCCGCAGACACTGAGATCTCATCATCTCAATACATTCTTGATAAAGAAAACTCCCGTATCATCTTGAAGACCGACAGTACTGCTTCATTTGATCGGGGGTACCGCAATATTAAAGCGGTTGTGTCTGCGGGCTACTCTACCTCCTCACCACCTGATGATCTTGTACATGCGATCTGTGTTTATGCAAGTCATTTACAGCGCGCTAAAACATCGCAAGGCAATCAATCAATCACACAGCGTAACTCAACTGTTACACTCAGCGCTCGAACAATGCCGGCAGAGGTTAAAGAGATTTTAAGAGGGTTCAGAAATGGCTCAACTATCCTTTAATCAGTTCATAAAGGGTGCACAGCAAGCACAAAGACGACTTTTAAAGGATCTTAACAACATCCTGCTCAAGAGCGCCTTAAGAATGGAGCGTGACGCAAAGAAGAACGCCACAAGTTTCCCAAAAGTCAGAACGGGCCGGTTAAGGTCGTCGATTATGGGCTTAACCGACGCGCCACAAGGAACGCCAAGAATCGTATTGAGAGCGGGCGGTCAATCTGGCGGATCTGATGTTGACTACGCAAAATATCAAGAATTTGGAACGCGCTTTATTCGTCCGCCTCGACTGTTTTTGGGCAAGGCAGTTATGCGAGAACGGGATAGACTACCCAATGAGCTAAGGCCGTTGTTATCGGTTGCTCTAGGGGTAGAAAATGAGTAACTCAATACAGGTCACAATATTGGACAAACTCAAGACTTTGATCGCTGCTGATTATAGCTCAGGTTTTAGCGGGTCAAATTTATCAGCCTCTGGTCGGGTCATCATAGGAGCGCCAAACGGGGCGCCCTTGATCCCAAGTGCATCGATCATCTATATAGACACAATAGAAAGACAGGGCAGGACCTTAGGGCGCTATGTTGGGGAGTCTGTCTTTCAAATCGTGGCTTATGCGGGCGCTTCGACACTTGAGAACCGGATCAGGCTTGCGATCAATCTTGCTAGTGACATTCAAAAGAAACTCACATCCGATCGAACTTTGGGCCTTGCCGGCTTGACTGAAGATGTTTTGGTCAATCAAACCGCGCTAGATGGTGAGGAATATGGTATAAGTCAAGCAGGGATTGCCTTACTTGAGGTAAGGGTAACACATCAAACTCAGTTCGGGGTTTAATCGTGAGTTGGTACAACGGATCATTTAATCGCAGAATGCCAGTAACCATAAACGCCAGTAGCGCGTCAAGTGGAACCCATGACTTTGAGGTTGAAATTCCTCAAGATTGGGATGATTTTTGGGATAACATCCGATCAGATGGCAATGATATTGCTTTGACAGATGCCGACGGAAAGAGCATCTTAAACTTCCAGTTTAAAGCCGGCTTTAATCTGCCTAACAGGACTTTGACGCTACAAGCCGAGAATATCAATTTAGGCGCCTCTAATAGGATGCGGATTGTACAGCTGTACTGGAATAACCCGACACAAGGATCAAGTCTTCAAACGGTGATCTCGGTCTCTAGCGTTCTGACAGGCCATATTTATCTTGGCGGTCCTTCGGGCTTTGTGGTTAAAGATGCCGGCTTCAGGCCGATCGGAACGGTTCCTACAAGTGTTTTTCAAAAAGATCCTGCTGATGAGGTTGATATCTGGTTTCCAGTTGGTCAGGCTTTGGCCCGCCGTCGTATTGAGTACAATCAAAGACTTGATTTTAAACTACCTCAAAGATTCAATGTTGACGTTAAGAACAGTTCAAAAGCTAGCCAGGCGTCAATGTTTGCACTCGAAGAAACGCGCTTGATAAATGGTTGGTGTCGGGTACGCGTTAAGGCAGGTACTGACAACCAAGATTTCACGGTCAGGCTCGGCATGTTAACAACAGATGCCGAGGGGATCACTTTTTCATGTTTATTACAAATTCGTGAGCTTGTTGCTCAATAAATAGGAGTTAAAAATGCCTTTACAGTTCGGACGATCAGGTTTTATTAAATTAGGCGAAGAATCAAGCTACGGATCTGCTGCCTCTTTGACTGTTGACAATAGAATCGTTAGCGCGACTTTAGCAGAATCACAGGAGCGCTCAAGAAAAACTTTTCTGTCTCAAAGTAGCGCTGCATTTTCAACCGGTCATTTTGATAACTTTCTTGTGGTTGGTGGATCTGTTGAACTTCCTTTACTCTATGAGGGATCAGGACTACTGATCAAGGCAGCTATGGGATCTGTAAGTACTACAGGCGCGGGCCCATCCTACACTCACACATTCACGCCATCAGCAACACTGCCAAGTTTGACATGTGAGTTACAACGGGGAACCGGATCAAGCGAAAAGTTTCTTGGCTGTATGATCTCAAGTCTGTCCTTTTCAGGATCAGCGGGTGAGGAGATTATGATGAGCGTTGAATTTATCGCTCAAGATGCAAACAGCAGAGCAGGATCGGCCAGTTCTACTTTTGGATCTGGTCGTCAGGTCTTCCATTTTGAAGCCGGTACTCTGTCTTTTGGTGGTAATACTTACAACGTTAGATCGTTTGAATGCACGATAGACAACAAGCTCGAAAGACGACAGGTCTTAGGAGATAAGAAGACACTTGAGCCGGCGATCAATGATGTGAGAGAGGCCATGTTTAACCTTACATTAGAGATGGAAGACGACAATCTTTATAATGCTCAATTGGCTGATACAACATCAGACGCTATTCTGATATTCTCAAACTCAGACAGCGACAGTATAACTTTCACGCTGAAAAATGCCTATATAACGGACTATAGCGATCCGGTTAATACCTTTGGCGCACTTGAGCGAACAGTAACGCTCATGGGCGAGTCTGACAGCAGCAATGAAGCGATCAGCATTGTGATTGTGAACCAACAAAGCTCGGCTGTTGCTAACTAGACGCAACAAATAAATTAAAAAACCTTTATGTAAGATCCTTGATATGTTAAAAAACCGGTACACCTTTAACACATCAACAGGGGGATCACATGAAGGATTTTTTAAAAGAACTAGTCCAGGATAGCTTTTGGAGGGTTGAGTGCTTTGGCGGTCAGGTCTTGATCGAGGGCCGGATCTTAACACCAACAGAGGCAGAGCGGGCCGGCCTTGCGTCGTCGCTTATCGCTGCTCAAATCATCAAAGATCAAAGAAGCGCGGGATCACAGGCTATTCAAGACATCGCCACCAAAGCCCAAGAAGGCGAGGATTTAACAGAGCAAGAACAGGATCAACTCATTGGTTTTATGTCTTCCTTGCGTCCTGAGCAATTAGCAGCAATGAGCGATCAAGAGGATCGGATCTTGTGTGAGGTTGTAAAGAGGGGATCTTCAGACGGTGGCTCATCTTGGGACCGTTTGTTTCTGGTTACAGGTATAGATCAACAGAATCCAGAAACGGGCGCGCTTTGGGTCGGTATGTTGAGCAAAGAAGACAGAAAGGCAATCTTAGAGGCAGCAATGAGCGGTCACGAGGAGGCAGCTAAAAAGGCTGGTAACTTTCGCAAATGACAAACAACTTCTCCACATTTACGATCTTCTTGGCGCTCGGTACGGTGTACTTCCCTCAGAGGTTGCGAAACTTGACTGGTACGATTTATTTGTTTGCATCAAATGTCTATCGACACGATCGGAACGGGTCAACGGGATTATTCGAAAGCAAAACCGCAAAAAGTCGGCTATGTTGTTTCCAAATGTGAGCTTGTCGGATCTTGCTGATCTTTTGGGGTAGATATGGCGAATAATCTAGTTGAGTATATTTTGAGCGTTGACTCAAAAGGGGCCGTTGTTGGGCTAAAAGCCGTCGAAGATAAGGCAAAGAAAACAGGTCAGCAACTAGACACCACAGCCAAAAAAGGACAATCGGCGGGCGATGTCATCAAGAAAGCCTTTAAGGCGATCGGTGTTGCTGCTTTGGCAGGTACGGCAGCAATAACGGGCGCCGGTTTTGCTATGGTTAAACTAGCAAAGGCAGCTAAGGAATTCACGATCGAAGCCGTCGACATGATCAATGATCTTGGTGACATCGGAAACAGATCCGGTATTGCTGCCGACACAATCGGAGCGCTCAAAGCTGCTTTTCATGCCTCTGGTCAAGAGGCGAGCGCGGTTAACTCTGTGTTAGATATTGTTGCTAAAAGATTCGGGGCTTTGTCTCGTGGTAGCAAAAGAGCGGTAGAAAGTTTTGAAAAATACGGTGTAGCAACAAGAGATCTGGAAGGTAATCTAAGATCAAACAACGCTATTCTTTTAGACGCCATGCACATTATTCAAGGTCTTGAGGATACATCTTTGAGATCACGGGCAGCGGTTGAGCTTTTTGGTGTCGGCGGTCAGCAACTCTCTCAGGCTTTGGGTGCGGGTGAATTTGATAAGTTCTTAGAGTTTGTTAACGAATTTGGGGCGGTCGCAGGTCCAAAAGCAGCAAAGAGCGCGGCCTTAGTTCAAGACTCTATATCATTGGCTGAGGTCGCTTTTCAGGGTCTTAGAGAAGAAATAGTTTTAAATCTTGGCTTGATGCAAACTTATCAAAATCTACTCAATGCACAAATGGCCTTTTTTGCCGGCCTTAAAGAGGTTGTGGCCGATCAGCGTCGATTATTCGCTGAGGCCACAGAGGCTTTTTTGAAATTTGGAGAGGCTACAGCGGGCTTCTTTGCTCAGGTTTTAATCGGCGCTCAAAGCGCATCAGACGGCACTCAGGGGTTATTGGAAAATATATTCTTGATAGGTCAGGCAATACTTAAAAGGCTTCTGAGTCCTATGGCTAACTTCTTGTTTTTATCAAGAGAAATAGCTGAATTTATGGGATCTAGTTATTCCAAAGATCTAGACAAGGCACTAAAGGCAACACAGGATCTTGGCAAAGTTCTATCGCATGATACGGCTGAGGGTATGGAGGCGTTTATAAGCTTTTCAGATGGGGCCTCAAAATCGCTGAAGCTCTTTTCAGAAATAACAGCGGGCGCAAGTCACACAATAACAGGCGCCGATCTAAACCTTAATGATTTTGGCGAAACTGCTGTTGATGTCACAGAGCAGATCGATCACCTTGCTGAAGCTGCTAGCGTGTTGAACGGGGTATTTTCGAAGCTCGGCATTCCTCGATCTTTGCAATTTGGAGGCATCAAAGAGGCTGAAGAACAGGTCATGAAACTGTTACAAGGTCTTTCAGATCTTGGCGCTTCAGGTACTTTTGGCGACATCAAGACCAAACAAGGAAACATCAGTTTAGATATGAGGGCGCAAAATTTAGCTGCCGGTTTGGCTGCTGTGGCTCCCCAAATAGGCGCAGCGATAGCAATAACAGCAGGGTTGATTCAACTTGCTGAAAAGATCGGCTCAATGGGCGACAGCATCGAAGAAATCAAGAACGAATTAACAAAGTCAGTCCAAGAAAGGGCGCAAGTTATAGAGCGTGGACTCCAGGCGTTACCAACTATACTGAATGATGTATTGCCTCAGATTTTGCAAACCTTAGCAGATGCGATCATTTTTGGGCTTGCTAAATTTGGAGCGGAAAACATCAACAGGTTGATCACTGCATTTAGGCAGATATTCACAAGAGAAGGCCGTCAAGAGCGTAGAGAGC